GTCCTGTGGTACGGAGTGGTCTGCAGTTGGTATGACTCCGTGGTATGGAGGTTGGAATGTGATGGCACGTCACTTAACCCTGGATTCAAAGGGCGGAGATCCGTTGTTTGTCAGCTTGGATGCTGAACATATGGAAGCTTCTGTCAATGATAATATCCAAACGGTTATTGATGAGAGTGCTAATGGAGCTGTTGTCAAGTCTGAAGAGAAGGATAATGTTGAGGTTACTAACCTCCTGAACTTCATTCATGACAGTGGCACAGCCCTATATATCATAGGTGTGAATGGTTGGTTGTATTTGCGCACATGTGTTAATCCATCTGGAAAACTGTGCACTTCTAAGGACAATACTTTTGCTTTGATGTTGTTGTTTTTGTACATCATTGCAAAATCGAAAACTAATGTCATGGAAGTTCTTACGGCTTACTATGCTAGCCCCGGCAAGATTTTTGGTGATGACTCTCTTTTTCGGCAGGTGGCGTGGTTGACTAATATTGACTATGTAATGCAATCTGCAAAGGAGTTGGGTTTTACACTTAAGCTTGAGTGTCCCGTTGGTCCATTACGGGATGCCAAGTTTCTTAATGCCGGTTTCGAACTCCGAGGTACTGCGTGGTATTTCAAACCAAACTTTGAGAAGATTCGTGCTTCAATCTTCTTCCTTTGGAAAGCGAGGTCGTGGCGTCTTGCCTACGTCAAAGTTTGTGCATACCGGCAGCTAGTTTTCCCGTTCAAGGAATACCGCCGTGAGGCTGATCGCATGCTGAAGTATATTCTCGACAATCATGATAATGATATGCGGAATGAAACAGTTATGGATGATCGGATAACATATGCGGGTGCTCGTGGTTCGTTGATGTCAGATCGCGATAATGAGTTTCTTTGTACGGGTTATGAATCGGGAGGCCCACGTTCGGAGGTTAATTATCCTCTGGAAGTTCGTTTCTTGACGGTTGCTGAGTATGGAAGGTTTAAGCTCTATGATCAGCCTGCAGGTGATCTGAGCCTAATCCCAGAATTTGTTGGCTTTCAGTCTTAAATGTTAACTGCCGCAAATATTCTTGGAGAACCTTTCTTCAAGTCTTTCTGTGCTATTGTAATATAATGCCTGTTGTTGCATTTGCACGTTTGTTTGAAATTGTCTTGCGCTTCCTTGATTGGTTGACTGTTGATAATTCCTTAACTCTGCTTGAGGTCGTGTTTTACTCACTGTCTATTGTTTACTTGTTAATTCAGTTTGTGTTTTTGTTCACTCACTAATTCACTTAGCATGACGAGCGTTCAGAGAAATCAGAGGTTGCTTGATAAAATCGGTGCCAAGTTGGGTATTACTGATGCGGGCAAACAGTGGCTCACTGCTGCTATTGATCCGTTTCATGACACCCCCCTTCAGGTTACCGGCTTCCCGGACGTTAATGAGGCTTCGAGCGTCGTTCAGGTTGTCAGGCTCTCTTCTACTATCTCCGCTCCGAGTGGTGTTGAAGGCAACTGGGATGTGCATATTCACCAATTTCCTTGGCTCCGTCGAACAAATGGAGTTGGTGGATTGTGGTCAAACACAGTGGATGGAAATCAGTCAACAGGATTTGGCATATTTTGTTTAGGTAATTCAAACACTACTCCTTCTCCTGTTGCTTCGTCCACATGCCGTTATGGAGGACTTGCTTATGATGCTGTTGCTTCTGGAAATCCTACTTTCACATACAACAGTACTTCCTCCAATGTCCCTTTCGATACTCAACTCCAGCCTTATCTGGTGGGTGAGTATCGAGTCGTAGCTATGGGCTTTGAGGTAATTAATACTACCTCTGAGCTCAATATCCAAGGTTTAACGACAGTTTACAGACAACCGTGCGGTGCACTTGATTCTGCAAAGACTGTTCTTGTAAGTACTGGTTCAACTGTTTCTGGTTCCACTACTTCCTTTGGATTTGGCTATCCTGCCATTATCACCACTCAAAATCCTCCTGCTAATACAGCTGAAGCTTTGTTACTTGATGGCAGTAAGCAGTGGAAGGCTAAAGATGGTGCTTATGTAGTTTCAACTATGAATTCTCCTGAGAATCCGGCTGGCTACAATCCTGTCTCAATTATTTCAGAGCTTTCCCCTTCTGATCCCACCCAAGCTACTCTTCCGTGGCAGTATTTTATTCCAGGTGGTGTTAACAATGCAGCTTTTCAGGAGATCATTATTCCTGTGAGTGGTGCTAGTTATGTTGTTAATGCCATTGCTACGGGAGCTATGCAGTTTCAGTCTTATAACCATGCTGGTGCTTATTTCTCCGGTTTGTCTAATTCTACAACTCTACAGTTGAATGCGGTCTATTACATTGAGAGGTTCCCATCACAGCTTGACAGTGCTCTTGTTGTGCTTGCACGAACCTCTCCTCGTTTGGACTGTGTTGCTTTGGATTTGTATTCGGAGTGTATAAGAGAAATGCCAGTTGGTGTTCCTCAGGCTGAGAATGGATTTGGTGATTGGTTTGCTGATGCTGTCTCTTCGGCTGCAGATTTTGTTTCGCCTGTGTTGAGTGCTATTCCTTTGCCCATGACTCAGGGTCTATCTGGCATCGTCAAGTCAGTTGGCGGTGCTGCTAAGGCCATTATGGGGAAGAAAGAGGCTGTTGGTCAGACGTATTCTGCTACTGGTTCTAATGTAGCTGCGTCTTCAAAACCTAAGCCTAATATGACTCAGGCAAGCATTAAGCAGAAGGATAAAGTCAAGAAGACGAAAAAGAAGAAGTAAAATTCTCATTTCGGATTACTTGCAAAAATCCACGGATGGTGGTCTAAGTACGTCCAAAGGGTGAAAGCCCTGCGGGTCTGGAACAGACCTTACCGTGGTCGGTTGCACGTGTGTGCGGTTAGGAGGTGTTTTTACCTCCGAAGTCGATTGCACGTGTTCTGTACTAGTTTTGTTGTGTTTAAAACTATCACTGGGTTACCTCTGTGATAACTAATGACTGTTGACTAGTTTGGTATGACTGTTAAGTCCAAGAGAGAGTGTTGCACTCCCTTTCTTTTGGCATTGGAGATATGGTGGGGTAAACCGAAAGGAACCCGCGCTATGGTAGTCTGAAAAGATTCTACCTTGTCGGCGTTTTTGCACCTTATTTTCATGGAAG